CCAACATCGGTCATGGTTGCATTTGACCATTCTGCCATATATTCCTCCTATCTAACGCTATTATCTAGCGCTACATTAATCTTCGTTTTCTTTGATTCAACTGTGTAAGACGTTACATGGGTATTCAAATTAATGCGCCATGCATTCGTAAAATCACACTTGATATTCACTTTCTTAGACACACCGCACCACCCAGCGAAATACTTATTGAAATTAATTCGTCGAATGAATTCAATACCCTCTAACCAGGATCGTACATTCTTGGCGGCATTGATAGCGCGTATAAGCTTAACAATATCCGATTTGCCGGTTAATGGCGCTGTAATGAGCGTAACCTTAAAATAATAAGGCTTACCTCCATAATCGAACCATTCTGCTATTTTCGAATCTGAATATATAGTCTGTACGGCTTTTTCAACAGCATATGGCGTGCCTTTATGGCGGTGAATATCAATTGAATTCTTCACCATTTCGCGTTTAGTCTCTATCGGTAACCCACTGTCATAATCATCCACGTGTAATTGATATGCTAAATGATCAATTACACTCTCTGATTCAGTATCAACGGATGACCACAATAGCAATGTATTCGTATTCATGAATTCGGCTAACGCATCATCCCACGTTTTAGCAAGGGCTTTAATTGGCTCCTTATCGATTGAGGAGGGAAGATGTTCTGAACTGGTATACTTACTATCACGTATCATTCTTCCTCACTTCCTGCAAGCACTACGGCGATTGTATTGGCTACTGCCACACCGCTTTGTTCTGCAATCGGAGTAAATACAGGGGCAGTCACTTCAACGCGTTTAATTCCAGATACATCCATGAGCATTTGCACCAATCGACTAGGCACTATATCACGGCCTAATTTAGATTTTTGCCAAATTACATAGTCATTGACGGCTTTATCTGCCTTAGCTTTTACCACTGTGGCATCGGCACCTTTTTCAATGTAGTACTTAGCATCGATGTTATATTGCGTAGTAGTAGGGGCTAATACAGTTAGCTTATCTGTTAACGGTCTACGTTTCTTATCAGACAAATAATCCGTAATAGTCTTAAGCAATTCTTGCCCTGGAATACCACCGCCAGATAGTAATGGATAGATATTAACTTCCCCAGGATGTGGAGAGGATACACCTACATCGGCCACGAGGTGTGATGCAGATTTTGTAAAATACTCATAGGCACCTTCAGGGCCTGCCACGGAGAATGATTCAGGAGCCTCATGAATACGTTCACGATAGGCTTCGTCATCCTCTGTATCAGAGCCACCTTCAGACAATGTGGTGTTACTCATCGTATCCACAAATGCTATAGGGTCAATAATTGTACTTATTTCACCTGGTTTAAACCCATTACCTTGTGCGCCTGTACGTTGTGCTTCTGCTTTTACGGACCCATTGAGTTGACCTGGTAGAATTACCAAATTCTCAACAGTAACAAAATATTCGCCACCTGCTGTGGATATTTTTGTACCTTTTGGAATAATAACAGAGTTCGTACGCACTGCTGACAAGGTAGCTTGGATAGTCGTAGTTGCTTTTGTTGCCCGCAATCGCTCAACGGCAGCAGGAACAGCTCCAACGTGATCTAAATTATCACCTTCTGCATATGCTAACAGATTTTGTTTCGCTGCATAATTGGCATCGTTTAATAATCGGATAATAATTTCCGAAATTACATTTAAAAATAAAGTAACAGGGTCGCCCTCTCCCAAGGTTCGCCCTGTTATTGTTGTGTAAATATCAAATACCTTTTGTTGAACGTGTTCTTTATCTGTGTTAAAGAATTCAACATTAGGTAAATCAGATAATCTCATATAGTCACCATCACTTTCGGAATCAACGCCCCATTATGTGTGGCGGTAAATGATATATCACTAATTTTGGCACGCGGTTCGTACCGTTTAATTTGTTGGAATATGTCATTAGATAGATGCGCTTGAGCTTGATGGATAGGCATATCAATAATACGACCATCAATACCAAACTCCCTATCTAGTGGCACACTACCACGAACAGTAGAAATAATCGTTTGCACATTCTGCAAAATCTCAGCAACTTCACTTTCAGGTGCTAGCGATATCCTATTGTCCGTAACTGGTTTAATTTCATACGTTGCTGGCATGGCTAGAACCTCCGTAATATCGTATTAACTTGATTAAATGTATTACCATATTTATTAAGAAGCGACTTTTCTTCTACTGTATTTTTATCTGGATATTCCTCAAGAGTTAGCGATACCTCAATAGATTGTGTCTTGCCATATGCATCCGTAAATAAACTATCTTCACTCAGGGACATGATTACAAAGTAGTTTTGGCTAACAGGCTTACCGCCAATAATAAACGGCAATACAGCTCCTGTATCGCGATAATTTCGCAACTTCTTAACAGTACTATCCGGAGATTGTCCAAGCGATGCAGAAATAAGAATTTTACAAGTGATTTGTTCTACATCCGGCCCACTAAATTGTTTAACAGGCTTTTCTAACATCAGATTGTGCTTCTCCCATCTAGCACTACCTGAACGCGTTACGTCAGATACAGTGAGAACATTGTCTAATGCGGTATAGAATACTATATCCGCTAAATATCCGATATACATCTATACCTCCTATTTTGGTCCGGCTGTTGTAGAACCGCCAGACACTACACCGCCATGCACATGATGAACTAAGGAAATACCATTAACCACTACATCACCACTACTTGCATTGATTGATAAAGTGCCACCAACATTGAGCGTCATATCTCCAGGAACAGTGAGCACACGTTTACCATTATCTGCGCCACCTGGAGTTGGATCCGCACTACTAAAGAATGTTCCAATAATGAATCCATCAGAAAAGCCACGACCTGACCGATTTGGTAGCATAATGCATAACACCTGATCGTCAATAGCCGGCATCCAATAGTCCTTATCGTGTGCTGCACCTCGATTAATGACAGATAAGGGTGCCGTTACGACACCTTCTCTATCGAGGCGCGTAACTACGGCTTTACCCTCTTCTGGAATTGTACTTGCTACATTTCCGATAAATATCATATCCGATAATGCCGATAATATAGAATCAGTAGCCATTTAAACACCTCCTTATATCAATCGACGTAGAATAATTAGACCCTAATGTATGTGTCGCTTTAGTAATTAAATAATTACCATCGAACACCCCAAAACCTTCGAGCTTAACAGTAACCGATGCCATAATAAGAGGATTCCCAGGGAAACTAAAAGTCATTGTATCCGCTTCTTTATTAGCTTCTCTAAGCTTCTTCTTAGCGAGTCTAGTTGCCTCGGCCTTGTCTTTTACCTGCTCATTAACTTCCAGCACGGCAAGGTACGTATGCCCCTTGCGGTCAGGATCTTCAAACGTATCCTCAATCACAGTTTTCTTATCCTTATCTGTATATTTCACATGGCATGCTCGATATACTTCACGAGTTTTACTCTTGTACGAATAAGATATTGCCCTAGTAATGATTAAAGGCGGTTGTTCGCCTTCTTGCGTTTGTACAGGTTGATATTTGCCGCCCGGTCTACGAATTATGACCTTAGGCTTCACGCTTTCATACTTATAATCGTCGAATATAATCAACTGCTCGGTGGATACCTTAAGAGAAAACCCCGCATCATTGCAAAGTTTTTGCAAAAATGCGAGGTCTGATTCAGCACTTTGAGAGGCATCTTTTAACGGTGGGTCAAAATCTGCATCCCACAATAGCTTTAACTTATTATCTTTCGCTTTCTCGGTAGCAATCGCTTTAAGGGTTATATCTTTCCACGATTTATCTTTCTTTTTCTCCCGCAAGTCAGTACTACCGATAATAGCGACACCTTTGATTTTGACTACATCCGGAAGGCTACTTCCTTCGAATTCATCGATTTCAAATTTGCCGATTGGTAACGTAAATTGTTCATCCCCTAATTTCTCCCATGCTACTGTATTAATAGCGACTTCTAGTAATGATCCTTTCACAGGATACCAATCACCGACCCATAGACGCCCCCTATCCTCTAATGAAATAGCCACATCATCTACAGTTCCTGAAAGGTTATCTGTGAAAGTTACATCAAGAAGGTATTTACTAATATCGTCGGTGATGTCCTTTGATTCCTTACTCCCCCAATGTTGGTAGCCAATCGTACACCATGCCCGCCGTGCTAACTTCGTTTGTGGAGTTAAATCCTTCTTCCATTTTTGGACCTTAGCTAGGCTCTTTTGTAAGCTCATGTACTATCGCCTCCATGGTGGTAAGAATTCAGGTAAGGAATCAGCAGGAACATCTGGGCATGTTAACACAACACCTGCGGAAAATATCGCCGTATTACGGTGCTTTTGATTGGCTTCTAACAATAAATTGATGTATCGTTCGTTACCATACACCTTATAGGCGATTAAGTCCCACATATCCCCTTGTATTGTTGTATAACTAGTCATAACTCAACCTCCGTTGCCCAGTGGTATAGCTACGCATCATTTGTTCAAATTCACGCATTTTTGCATCTAATGCTGACATAATATCATCTGTTGAACTATTACCCGCGTTAATGACAGGTGCGAATGTGATTTGAACAGGCGCTCCGCTATTACTACTAGCTGAAGTCTTAGGTAAGCTAGGGGCTAGAGATACAGTAGGTGCTGCAGCAGTCTGTGCCCCACTCACACCTAGCATCCGCCCAGCCGTTTGCCATAAATTCATCGCATTAGCACTACCATCAATAGGGACAATGACTTCAGGATATCCGGCTTCACCAATCAATGCAACTTCTGGAGATGTAATTACGCCACCATTAGCATACGCATTACCTCCAGCTGCGGAAACACCAACTGTGAAACCTCCGCTAAATTGGGCCTTAATACTTGCCCACGCCCCTGCAATTGCGTTAGATACCGCACTCGGAATTTGACTTACCCAGTTTACCACAGCATTATAGGCATCACTTGCCCATTGCTCTGCAGCTGCTACAAACGCCGCTCCGGCTTCTGCACAGGCACTAGGTAAGTTCACAAGGAAATTAATAACATCATTAACTAAATTACTAATCCAAGAAGTAGCCGTAGCATACGCTTCAGAAGCAAACGAGATAACCGCCGCTACAAATTCAGCGCCCAATGTAATCATGTAGGTAGGTAAATTAATTAAGAAGTTATAAATCCCATCAACCATAGCCCCAAAAGTGGTAACCGCAAAGGTATAACACTCTGTGGCGAATGATACAACGGCAGATATAACAGCAGTACCAACTTGTACCATAATCGCAGGCAATCGCAAAATAATGCCTATAATAAATCCTACAGCCATACCAATATATGTTGGTAGATTTAACCATAGATTTACATAGGCAATTATTGCCGCTTTCAACGCATTAAATACGCTTAATCCTATTGATAATAGGCCATTTATCACAGTCATAATACCTGATATAATGACACTCCATGCAGAACTTAAAGCAGAACACACACTATCCCATATCGAACTTAGTCCGGAGCATACGCTATCCCAAACAGATGTTAATGTAGAACAAATCGTATCCCAGTTAGTTACTAATAGGTATATCGCTGCAATAATCGCCATGATAGCAATTACCCATGGTCCTCCTATTAATGCGCCAGCGGCTTTAAAGGCACTCGTGGCCGTTTCTACACCTTTAAAAGCTGTAGTGATTGTAGTAATACCAGATGCCAATTTTGTAGCAGTACCATATAGTAAGGCTAATTTCAATCCGTTAGTTACTACGGCTGCAATAGCTTCCTTATTATCCTTCATGAACGTTACAACGGTTTGTAATACCGGTATCAGTGCCGGTAATATTTGCTGGGCAATCGGTATAAATGCTTGCGCCAAACCTAATGCAACCTGCGTAGCTTCCGCTTTCAGAATGTTCATCTGTATCCATATTTCATGAAGCGATTTAGGATCTATACCAACACCCTTTATTTGTGATGCGGCCGCTTGTGCATCTGCATAGTTTTCAAATACTTTAGTAAGCTCCATGCCTTTGGCACCTAGTGTTTCAAGCATGAATTCTTGCCCCCGGCCCTGTGCTACCGCATTTTGGTAGCCTTTAGCCATTGCGTCCAATTGTTGGTTCATAGGCAACAACTTGCCGTTTGCATCGGTTAAAGATACTCCAAATTGACTGAGGTACCCCTGCAACGCTTCGGCACTTTTACCACCGCCGGCCAAGGTCTTATCCATTTTAGCGAATGACTTAGCCGCCGCTTCTACATCAACACCACTTAACGTCATAATCTTCTTAAATTGTGACGTCTCGGCAGTCGTCATGTGCAGTTTATTAGACAGTTGATATAGTGCCTCGCCCGCATTTACAACGTTATCTATAATTGCACCAATACCAAAGCCACCGGCTGCGACCATAGCGAAATTTGCAAGCTTTCCTGTGACTCCGCTTACTGCGGCACTTGCACCCTGTGCGGCTGATGCTGCACCTGCTAAAGGGCTTGCACCTCCCATTTTACTGATTGCATTTTGATGCGCAGTCTGACTTGCAATATTAGACCTCAACTGAGCCTGTCTTTGTAACATAGAATTCAGTTTTTGCTCAGCGGCAATAGCCGCATTCCTGTCACTAACATTCCCCGACTTTTGTGAGACAGCTTGCAGTTTTCTGTATTGTGCCTGTTGTTCCTTGATTGCGTTTGATAGTTTGTTGAGTTCCTGAGATGCTTTTGATACAGAGGAAGATAACCCGCCGTCGAGTTTACCTTTAATGGCAATCGCCATTTCTAAGACTTTATTGGCCATTATTTTCTCCCTTTCATCGCTTTATTCTCACGCTCGATACCATCACTAATGAGCTGAACGTGGACTATGAACTCATCCACGTCTAGCTCTCGAACAAAGTAATCCATTGGCGTGCTTGTGTATTTACTACACGTAATCGCACACTCTGTAAAATACCTTTCTAGGTCAGTTATTTTTCGGAATTGAGCAAAAAATTCTGTACCTCTAAGCACACTCTAGTAAAATCAGCAGCCGGAAGACTATAAATATCATCCACTTTACAACCGCATGCAGCAGCTGCTACATGTGCTTGATACGTCATGGATAATGCAGGAACTGTGATAGTTCTATCTTCATTCTTTGCAGACTTCTCACATTTAATTAATGTATAACCGCTGATTCCTTCAAATTGTAAGGAATGACCTGCTTTTACTAATTCAATACCAGTTGTTTCGTTCATAGTACTTTGTTTACTCATTAGTGATCGTCCTTTCTACAGACTAAATACCGAGTGCAGCACGAACATCGCCAAGGAAGTCAGTGCCATCAGAAATAGAATCCTTATATGCGTATTTATCGATTTCACGAACTACCTTACCGTTTTGTTCTAATTTCAAATATGTGGTTTCGATTGTGTTCGTTGCATCAATAGTATTGCCAGATTCATATGTGCCGTTTTCTTTAGATTTAGCACGGCCACGAATAACAGCACGTGTAGGCACAATTACATATTTATCTTTACCACTATCCCAACATTGGATAGCACCGCGTACTTCTAAGCGTACGCCGCGTCCACCTGTAAGGCGGTGTGTAGTTTCTGTTGGAGTGTTCCAAGTAAGTTTAGTTTCCATAGAAGAGTAGTGCCCAATAACTGGCGCTTCTACTTCACCTGCTATGCCCACACCTTTTACAGTTTGAGTCATTACAGATTCACTAGGTAATTCTACTTTGGCAACACCTAAACAGTTGTCAGAACCTTCTTCATATACACGGAAGTCATTAAGTACTTCCGGCACTTGGTTGATAGATGCCATGATTAATTACCCCCTTCTATACTGTTTGAAATAATGTTTTGAAATAGGAAACATCGTATTCAGAAATGCTTTCAATTTCTTGCGCTGGAATTGGTGGTGTACGGTATTTATGGAAGCGAATAATACCATTCAACAAGTCTGTTGTAGGGTTTTCTGCTTCTTTAAATTCAATACGACCGCCCAAAATAAAGCCACGAGAAGTAAGCCCGTTAAGACGAATTGTTTCACTATCAAGAATTGTTTTGATATTACGTGGCAAGATAGGCATATCCACTTTTTGCCAATACGTTAAGATGAATGTTTGGTCATCCCAATCATTGAAACGACGTACACAAATGAATGTATCCTTAACATCAGTTGTGCCAGGATATGCGCCTGTAAAGTTGCCCCAAGATACCCAACCATTGATGTTAACGGCCGTCATAATACCTTGAGAGTTCAATAAGTTCGCTTGGGAATGGGTAAGCATAACTTCCTTACCATTAGCCAAACATAAACCTGTGATGTTCATAGATTTATTAGAAGGGGATAGCGTAGGAATATCGCTATTAGACGCATCGCATTTACCCATAATGCCCATAATGTGTGTAGACATATGGAACACATAGTCGCCATTACGAACTTTTGGCCAACATACGACTTCGGATTCGCCCGTATAGCTATTACCTTTCTTCCATTCATAAGCATCAGTGTATTTAACAACTTGCGTAGTATCGATATCAACTAATGTTGTCGCTCTAAATAAGTTGTTAATGACACGAGATTTTGCCTTCATAACGGATGCTACTGTAGGATTTTGAGAGAAGCCCGGCGCAGCAATAAGCCCTGGCACAATGCCGAAATGATGATAAATTGTATCAATCAATTCAAAGCCGGTTGCTTTATCGTTGCTATCCACCCCGCCGATTACATTTCTATAATCAAAGTTTTCTACATCAAGTTCATCATAAGTAAGGTTCAATGTAGTAGCTGTATCAAATTTTCCACCTTTTACAACGGAGATAACCAATTGATTTTTGTCATCAAAGGCTGCCGTGTAATCTGTGTTAGCTACACCCGTTTGGCCAGCACTAGATACTTTTAATGTATTAAGCAATACTGCTGCTTTTACTACACATTTCTTTTCTGCCAATGTAGCAGTTGTTGTAGTGGATTTCTTGTGCTTAGCAGGATCCAATACATTAACAAATACAATTGGAGCTACACCATACAATTTGAATTGTGCGTACATCGCTTCACATAATGTGAAATGTGCCCAATCTTCAGAGTAGCCAAGTTGTTGAACAGCTTCTTCCCAGCTGTAGCAGATGATTGGCTTGTTGACTACCGCACTAGGGTCTTCTGTAAGGTGTACAGGTGCAGTACCGAACACAACAGGAAGGCCGGCAGTAGTTTGGACAGGAGCAATTACAGAGGTAGCTTGCTCACTTGTTTTGACGCCATGATAAAAGGCCATTTACTTCACTCCTTTATAATTTTTCAATGCGTTTACATAAAATACATTTAATTGTGTCCCTTGTGTTTTAACATCAATCATTGCCTGATTAAGCTCATCTAAAGGCACAAATAAATGCATAAAAATAGGGTCTTCTGCTTCCGGCAGTGGTGCACCGTCGCTAAATACCATGAATTGGTTTAGCCGGCTACTGCGGAACGAAGGCCCAACATATACAACAGGGTTCATCGTTGTCTCCTATTCAATTACTTTGTTATCCGTGAATATCTTATTTAGATTCCTACGAATAACAGGAATATACACTTCAAATTCAAGATACCCAACCCATTGAGGGTATGGTTGATCATCAGGAATTGTTGTATTAATGGTATTCTCCTTAATTTCATATTTAAGTGCTACCGGATTATCAGATAACAACCGCTCACGCACTACCTCTAATAGGTGATATAGTCCGACATGGCCTTCAGTTAAGGCTTCATCATAAGTAGTTACCAATACAGTAATACCTACCGTCGAACTATCTGCATCACTAATAGAGTACGGATGCACTACTACGGCCGGGCATAATTTGCGCTTGTCTTCATTCTTATCCACTCTTGGTAAGAAACCGCTCCATACTCGAATAGGTCTTTCGGTAACATCACTGTTTTCATTCAGCTTTCGTAACTCATTCATGAGATATTTAGCAATACCATCTGATACATCTAATGGCGTCATTAGTTACCTCCTAACGCGCGCTCTAATTCGTGATATAAGCGCTTTTCATACATTTCCATGCCTTCCTTTTGCATGGCATTCATAACAGTTTCATTACCAAACATTTGCGGTAAGGCTGGCCCATATATTCCCTTTAACGGATATCTGTCCTTGCCTTGGCGTTTCATAAAGATACCGGATGCACTAACAAAGCCGTTTGGTACCTTTGTTTCTGTAGCTTTTTTAATCGATACAAACACACCTTTTCGCTTAAGTGATTTAATTTTGAAGTACTTTTGAGCGCTAGTATAGCCACCTTTGATACGCATTTCTGTGCCATCATTCAATTTATTGATAGATACACCGGACTTTACAACCGATACACCTTTGATAGCATAGATATTGCGTAGTGCTTGCGTGCCTGCTTTTCTTGCAGTTGTTGCTGCACGCTTTGATGCGGCTTGGCAGACACGTCGAACTCTATCTTCTTTTAACGTTTCCAGTGCTTTTTCAATTGTTGCCACTGCACTTTTATCAAGTTCTAGCTCAACCATCCGTCAACACCGCCTCTAGCTTCTGCTCTTAATTCAATGGATACTAACCCATCTTCTTCCATTGCACTTTGAACGACGTAAACGTCTCCGTCTAATCGGAATACGTTCCCCTGTGATGGAATTTCAGGGATGTCCTTTAATTTGCAATGCACAAATACAGACACCCCGTGCAATCCGTCATTTGATACGTGAGAGCCATTCGACAAGAATGACTCTCTCGCCGTTGGCGATTGAATAACCGCTTTAGCTACTGTGCCATTTAGATCATGCCCTTCGGCGAATTCGTCCTCATTTAGGAATACATCGTCAATATCGCTTTCTAGGTAATCTCTAAATCGCATTATTTTTTCACCGCAGCTTCCGCATCAACTTCAGGTAATTCCATTTCTTCTTCCGGTTCATCTGGAACGACTTCCAATGGTTCCGGTACTTCAACAGGATCATCTTCAGCAGATTCAAACTTATCAGATTCAAGCAAGGATAACGCAATCGCTTTCTTTTTGATGTCGACTACTTCGCCTTTGCCATACATCTCGCCTTCATGTGCTAAATAACCCTTTAATACTCTGATTTTCATAAGTAGGTTACCCCCTATTTAGTTTTAATCGTAGCCCAATCGTCGATAGTTTCAGGAATCAATACGCAACGAGAATACACAGTCAACGTTAATTCTTGTGTGCCCTTATTAGCATAGTAATTAGGCACATAAATACCTGCATATGTTGTAAATTGGTTGTCATCGTTAAGTAACGTTACTGCCGCGTGTTGTTGACGGCCACGACCAGGAACACCTAATACAGCTGCATCATCGCCGATAAATGGCTTTACTTTACCTTCATCATCTTGATATGTTTCAAGATATGCGTACACATCAATGTTCAAGGACATGATACGGCCAACATATCTAACTTGTGGAGACAAATATTCAGGCGCAAAGCTGAACATAGAAATGTTTTCACGATTAGGAATAGCTAACCACTTATTGATAGACGTATTATCAAGAATGTATTTTTCAACATTTTTACCGACGACCAACACAGTTGGTACGATACCTGCGTTTTCTTGAATTTTTTCAGATGCCAATTTCAAATCGTTATAAATATCAGCACCAGCTTGGTCCCATGCAGTAGTTGGTGTAATATCTTGTTCAAATTCGAAATCAATTTCATCAGTTAAAACAGTTGTACCATCATCCGCATAACCTTCAATTTTGCACTTACCTGTAGTAAGTAGCTCTGCCGCCATTTTGTTTTTACGATTAATGATTGTGCCTTGCAAGTAGGACAAATCTTCGGCTTGCATTTGAGAAGAACGTTGCGCAGGTGTCATTGTAGACACAATATTTTCTGCAAATGCACGTTGGTCAAGTTGATCTGGGTCAATAACTGTACTAGGCCCCATCATAGGCGCTTCATATAAAGCAATTTTAGAGCCGGCACGTTTAACATTAACGCCAGATGCACCACGAGATACGAAAGGTGCTAATGTACGACCACGTTTACGAGTTTCTACTGTGATTTTTTTAGAAGTTGCAACTGCTGGAACTTGTGGGAAGAAAGTATCAAGCAAGAAACTTGCTGGAGCTTTCATTCGTTCCACAGCTTGCATCAAGGAAAATGTATCTTTGAAATCAATTGCCATTATATAGTTCCCCCTATTTAATGCTAGTTAAGAATAAGTGAGCGTCCTTGAAGTCCGCTTCATGATCATTAATTTTATAAGCTTGGTCAACTACCAATACTTCACGATTAAAGCGACCGGAAATGTATACAGTCAATACATTATGGTCAGTAGTTGCAGTAGTATCAGATACTACGATGCCAGCTGGCTTACCACTTGCGATTTTTTGGAATGTACCAGCTTTATTTTCAAGCACTTGGCCACGTTTATAATCGCCCGCTGCTACTTTTACATTTTGAGTTAATACCGGTACACCGCCACCACCTAATAGGTAATCAGCTGCGACACCATTTACTTGTTCGAAATATGCCATTATTTACCGCCTTTCTTAGCATTCGCAAATGCTACGACTTCATCAATTGCACTAGCTTTTGCTACTGCATCGTTGGTTTCTGGTGTAGATGCACCTTGAGGTGCCACTTTATCCGCACCGGATTCCATTTGATCAATAACTAATTGTCGAATTTGGTCGACTACTTTGTTATCAGTTGTAGGAATATCAGATACGGCAGAGATGAAAGGTGTTACTTCATCTACTGTTTTACCTTCTGTAACAGCCACATCAACTAAACGATTGATGACTTCATTGTCACCTTTTAACGCATTTAATGCTTCAACGCGTTTGCGTTCTGCTGTTACTGCTGCGTTTTCTGCAGGTTCATTTGTAGAAATACCTAGCAAACCTTTTAAGCTTGCCATGAATTGGTTTTCAGTCATAGGTTTCTCCTTACTTTTTAAAAATTGTTTGATTTTTGCTTCATTTTTGGCCGAGTATTTGCAAGATACTTTATTTACGATAACCATTCCGTTATTCATAACAGCTTTATCTGTAATCGCCGTATCTACTTCATCAATTAGGCCGTAGGACTTCGCCTCGTCCGCTGTGAGCCACGTTTCATCATCCATAAGTGTATTTACCTGTTCAGGTGTCAAAACATCGCTACGGCTCAAATAAACGTTTGCGATTGTCTGTTTAACACTCGCCAAATAGTTTGCCATTTTTGTTAATCCGTCCGCATCAAAGCTATCGCCTAGATATACGGATGGATTATGAATCATGTACAATGCATTACTTGGCATGATTACCTTATCGGCAGCACATGCAATAATCGTAGCTGCGCTTGCGCACAAGCCATCAATATGTGCTGTTACGTTGCCTGTGTAAGTCTTAATCATATTGTGAATGGCTTGTGCTGCGAATACGTCACCACCGCCAGAGTTGATGCGCATTGTTAGGTCATTGCCATTACAACTAGCCAAGTCACTTGCAAATTCACGTGGTGTAATTTCATCACCCCACCAAGAGGTATCAGAAATATCACCATACAAAATCAATTCAGATTGACCGGTACCATCTTGATTTACAAAATTCTTAACAGACCAAAATTTATTCATCCTCTTCACCTCCTTTCGCTTCAGATTTAGAGCCAACGGAAGGATTAACCGCATCAGCTAGCCCCATGCCATATTTCTCCATGAGTTGCTTTTCAAAAGCAAGTTGAGCAATGTTCTCTTCAAGGTCTGTCCCTGTCATTTCGGCCGCTTCACGTTCACGAGTGGAAACACCATTCTGAACGCGAAGTGTACTACCATTCATATCCTTAACAGGGTCAAGGATTGACATAGTTGGTCCGAACCAATCAGCATTGCACCATGCTTTTCGAATCAATGGATCATCAAAGAAACCAGGCGCTTCAATTCGTCCATTCGCTACAGCCTCCATTAGCCATACCTCATAGATTGGTTGACAGAAGTCACGAGCGAACCACTTCCGCCGTAGTTTATATTCTTCCCAAGCTTGTAACATTGCTGCACGGCTTGCAGAATACGAGGAGTTGAAATTCTTCATAAGTACTTCGTAAGGCTGATTGAGTGCAGCACCTACTTGTTTGATGAGTTGCGTACTAAATACTTCAAAAGTAGATTGAGCGTTGGAAGCATCCACACTCTTTACATCCACGCCTTTCGGTAAGGCGTTTAATGTACCAGGTCCTAAATTGTATTCTGATACATCAACTACTGGTTCTGTCGGATCATCAACACCATTGTCGGCCAACATATCATTTAATGAACCTGAATTTGTAACTGCTTCTGTAAAAAATAAAGCAAAGTATGACTTAATAATGGCCGATGTAAGCTCTGCATTCGTATATCGATACACTTGCTTTAGCGTTTCAATAACTGGAGCTAAATATGGCACCCCTCTATATTGCTCAGGTCTAGTATCATTACTAATTTGAAGTACATTAGGAATACTTGTACGCTTGCCATATGCTTCTACCCTTGCCCATGTTGTTAACATACTTGTAATTGGTTCACCTGGCACTTGATTTGATACCCAGTACGCTACAATAGCGCCATCAGCATCAATTTCTACACCATTCAATATGCGGTTCCCATTATCTGGGTTAAGCGCTTCAACACCAGTTGGGTCACCTGTAACATATGTAGAATCAGTAAGCGGATTACTTACTCGATTACCTTCAATCAACTGAAGGCGCAACGTATACGGCATATCTGGTGTTGTTGGCTTGCGCCTAAACACGGCGAAACTATCACCATCTGTAAGATATCCTTGATATGCAATGCTTTGCATGTCATATAAATTGTTCTTGCGGTAGATATCACAGTCTTTTGATTCCGCCCATAAGTCAAACTCAGCGCGAACATTACGAGCCCATGTCCTAGCCTCCTCTGCACTGATTCCCAAGATTTGAAATTTAGGTCTAGGGAACACATTTAGGCCTGCACCAACTGTATGAGTGGTACTCGTATTGATTGCAGCCGTGCCGACTGGTGTATTGATGGCTAAATCTGCGGATCTATCACGCAAAGTTGATAGATTTGCACCAATATCAGCCTTATAACCCAGTTTTCTAGGGTTATATCCTTTCAATGACTTGTTATTATAAGAGGCTCCACCCTCACTATATCCGCTATTTTTAGCTTTCGGAGTGCCTATTTTAGCGCTAAATTTCTTGTTTTTTCTCGCCATTTTGCCCTCCTAATCTCTAAAAACTACCCGTTTTGACCGGTTTCCACGCCCATTATCGGTGTCCATACCAGGTAATTTGGCGCCTCTTGCTACTAAATCATCAATCATTTTCCTTACTTCAGCTAAATTTGCCCTTGTAAGAGTCCGATTTCCGATTGTATAGCTTTGGCCAGTCAATATTGCTTCCTCAGCTTTGACATACCACTCTAACCGTACATCAATGAGCCTTGGCTTACTTGAATAACTTGTTGCCATACATCCTCCTAAATATCTGCTGCTTTACTAGCTCTGCGAACACGTTTCCGCATTGGTTTCTTTCGTGGAGTAGTTACTGTTGTAGTGGAATGGCCCCCACCTTTGACTACTTCCGCCAATCTATCCCAATCAGGATGGATAGAATTCATACAGGCTAGGTTATAAACGCGTAAGTCCAAAGGTTCATTACGAACCCCTGCAGTTGGTTCCCATATTTCATGGATAACGCCCTTACGTTTTACTTTTTTCTTATGTTCTGAAATAATTCCCTTGAAATACAGCTCGTCATACCCTCTAGTTCCTAGGAATTCTTCATCCAATGGGAAATGAAAGTACTTAGCACCAGGTTCATCGATGGCCAATCGGTTCATTACCTGTTGTTTTCCATCGTCTACACCTAACATGACAAGCGGAATCTTGCTCCCTGAAGCTTTACCAATTTTATAATTTAAAGGTATGCCAGGTGTTCCGGCCGTACCTTTGATGGCAAATCGTTGCTTGCTGAAATTCTTTTCACAATATTCATATACTTTTGACGTGTAGTGACCGCCAGAGTCAATGAAAGCACGAGCTACTTTAAGGCCTGTACCATTCTTAAATCGGTACACCTTATCAAGTACCGCATCAAGTGCATCCCATGTTGCTTTATTATCAGGTTCCCCCAAGATAACACCCTTACAGATACCCCAACATTCTTCGCCATATCCCCAACCTGTGATTTCATACTCTAACCGATTGTCTTGTGTATCGACAGCACCAGTTAGCAGTAACACACCGTCCGGAAGGTCTGCACCATATTTCTCACGGCGCCTAATGAATTGTTGATAGTCTTCAAAGGCACCTTGTTGTGCATAGGATTCACCGAAACGCGTATTCATGACTACCTTTTCACGGGTAGGGTCGCCTTTAGCTTCTAGCCATTCCCTCATGATGTCATTCCATGTTAGCCAAGGAGATGTGAATCCATTTACAAAAAAACTGCGTATGCCATTATGCAACGCAGCTGGGTTTTTTGATATGTACTTTTGTGGAACTTTCCGCATTTCGTCTTCAGAGAATGTAGATCCGCAATCTGGACACCGCCATTTCACATCACTGACTACTACAATTTTCCGACCTTTTGAGTCCTTATGTTCCTCGGTCTCACATTCCATTTCAGTATGTCTTATCAAATGGTACTCACCACAATTAGGGCACTCATGTTGCCACTCTTCTTGTGTGCCTGTTTGATACTCTACATCGATTCGTGAGCTACCTTCATTAGTTGGTGTAGAGAATAACCCCATTACCCTGTTCCAAAACGTTGTCATACGTTTTGCAGCAAGGTCTACTGGGTCACCTTCTGTGCCAGCGCTATCTGGGAAGCGGTCTACTTCGTCCGCAAGTAGCACACGCACAGGACGTGATGCCAATCCGGCTGGACTGTTCGCCCCGCACATGATAAGACGGCCACCAGGGAATAACTTAGATAAGATTGTGTTCTTACCATCTCGTGTCTTGGCGCCGTCTTCTGATTTAGTCTCATAAAATACTTGTGAAAGTACTTTCGTATCACGGATCATCGGAGAGATACGAGACTTTGAATAATCTTGAGCTAATTCGATAGTCGGTTGAATCATCATGACCGCACATGGGTCAAGATGAGCGTATCGCCCTAGTACATTATTCATAATATCTGATTTTCCCACTTGACTTGCGCTCTTAACCACTACCCGATTGATACCAGGTTGTGTAAATGCATCCATAATATCCTTTTGATAAGGTGCTCTACTCGTTTTCCATCGCCCTGGTTCCGCTGAAAGGCCTTGTGATAGCATACGGTAATCGTCAGCCCATTGGCTAACACTGGTTTTAGGTAGTGGTTTCAGCCCCATTTTAGAGACATATTGCCACAATTCTTTTGCCGTTTTCATGCTATCACCTCCTTTTTTGCATTAAAAAAGCGCCTAATTTGGCGCGTTATCATCATCTAATTCATCACTATCCATGAATAATGACGGCGTATATTCACTTAATTCGGATAATTTATCCTCAATTTCTTGCGTTAACAGGTTGTATGCTTCCTCTTTTGTCACACTCTGCAATTGTGGCGCCAATTTAGTTGGCAATCCTAACAATTGTGTGCGCAAATTCACGAGCATTTCTGTCATAACCTGTTCTACAGTATCTGCCGAGTACACTTCGCCGTTCATTTTGGCCAACTTCAACTCAGCAATCTTGCGTTTCGCGCGTTCATTCTTGGCCTTTTCAACCTCAAATACCGCATCATCGGAACTGCTTACCTCTTCGACAGAAGATTGCCCCTTATATTTGACATAATTGATAACGGATTTGATAACCAAAATTTGATTTTTTTCATCCGTCGCTAAAACCCCTTCTTGGAGCAGTTGCGAAACACGTTGACGCGAGAGTCCAAGTGCTTTTGCCAGGTTCGACTGCGAGGCCGTTGCTGTTTTTAAATCATCTGTAATTTTCACTTATCAATCAGCCTCCTTTCATTACCTGTATCACTAGCAAGAACATAAAAAATTTAAAATCTAGGCAATTTTTGGGGTCTCGGCCACCGCAAGGCATTAATCTTTGCCAGAAGGACCCATAAAAAAATATCCAAATTTAAAATAATACATTCAATATTTAAAATTTATTTTTATTTTTACGCTGAGACAGGCGGCGCTCATCTTCATGACGGTGCCGTGCCTCATCCCTATCCACATGTCTCATCATATGGTGTGCATGCGAACATGAACGGCAATAACCATTAGCTTTTATTACTATTTTGTTAGCACCACACATTCCATGATGATTATCTAAGCATGCAGTCTTATGACATATCACATTGGGCATACCGTTCACATCCTTTCATTGCCTACTCAATACACACAACTCACAAGGTATAAGTTTCTTAAGGTTGTGTAGTTATATATTCAAAGAGGTCAAACATGAATCATTGATTGGTGAGTTGTGTGTATTCAATAGGCACCAGGGGGTGGGGGTATATCATATGTACAAAACAAAAGGCCCGTATAACTGAATGGTTACACGAGCCTAATATTTTGTTTTGAGTGATTTGGTGAATGATTGCTCAGTGGCAATTTTCACACATATATAATATCACATATCTAAATACCAGTTTGGTACTATTTGGGTCAGTTTGGTACTATTTGGGTCAATTCTCGACCTAATTCAATTAATGCTTCTTTTTTATATGACTGTACCTGTGTTTTACTATACCCTATAAATGATACCACACCTTTAAATGACATACCATTAACATATTCTTGCATCAATGCTATCTTTCCTTCAACGCATTGTAAGCACTCAATATGTTTTCTTGCCTCCTCTCGTAACTGAATCAGTGCATTTGTTTTCTCAAGGCATTTAGATTCACTTTCTAACATCCTAGCTATACTGGCCTCTAACCCCTCTTTAATACCACCACCTGATACACGATCTTTACTATAATCTATTGCACTTAGCGAAGTGATATCACTCCTTAATCTTTGTAATTCCCGTTTGGCTGATTGTATTTCTAATGTACAGGATTTAATTGGCTTTAAATATTCAATTGCCTTCCTTATATATTTCTTTTCGTCTTCTTTATCCATGTATCCGCATCACCTCCCGTTATAAATTATCACCCTTTTATATGTCATATCCCATTGCTTTACGATTTATTACATATATCGTTTCCGCATCAGTATGTTCTCTTTTAGCTATGATTTTTAAACAAGTTTCTTTGTTAGGCATGTTTCCTGCATGTGTATTTACATGACATTGACTACATAATTGAATTAGATTATCTCTGATATCTCCACCACCACTACCACGAGAAAATACATGATGTGGTTCTATATTACATAATCTGCCACAGTATTCACAATGGTCTGTTCTAATTGCTTTAATCATTTTTTTATCAATGATTCTCTTATGTTTAATCTCCATTATATATTACCAGTGCTTCCAAAACCACCTGTACGTTTCTTTGTAGTCCTGTCCTTAGCCGTAATACGATATGGCATTATAATTAATTGCGCCAATCTTTCGTTCTTATTATATTCAAACGGCTTATCTCCTAAGTTTCTAATTGGTATCATGATATGACCTTCGTTATCGTCATTGTTGTAATAGTCAGCATCGATAATACCTGTACCATTCGCAAGCATGACATCGTTATTAATACCCACACTAGATCTTAAATGTAGTTGAATATGTTCATCATAGTTCAATCTGCATTTGATGCCAGTAGGAATAAGTTTTATTTGATGTGGTAACACCACACCATTTTCATAAGGTTTAACGTCATATCCTGCTGCATACTCCGTTTTTCGTTCTGGTAAATCAGCATCTTCATACTCTGTAACATGTTCAAATTGATTTTCGTTCATTTATTTAATCCCCTTTTTATATAACTTTCTTTTACTAATAGTTCACTACCGATTTACCCATTTCATGCATCCAATTTTTAAATAATGCATTAATCCTGTAGGACTTAGTTCATACCAATCGGCTCTGGCTTTAGCACGTTTTACAAATCCACCAAATCTCAATAAATTTCCTCTGTAACTATCTGTATCGGTTTCATCAATTAATATCAACCCTGCATCACCCAGCATATTATTAATTTCTTCACGATATTCACTATAAACGCAACTAGGCATTGCGTAATACAAGTACTTTACATTCTTGCAATCATGGTATCGTTTCTTTTTAAAGTCATTCTTAAAATCTTGAAAATTCGTTTTAATTTCAACTTCTGTAAGAAATTGTGTTTCCATAGAAAAATACACAAAATCTGCTTCGTATTCAGTTTTTCCCGGACAATACATACTTACGTTTGGTATACAGATATTATTACGAAATAGGTGTTTCCCGAGTACCACTTGAATATCTCTTTCTGTCATCTAATATCATCCTTTATACATCAATAAGTTTTCTCTTCATTATATCGATGGTTATTTACAATGTACTTTTATTTATAATTTCCCTCTGAATCGATATAATCACCAATACGATATTGCTCTGTTTCCATAACTACAAATGCACGATTTTCGTATCCGTGCTCTTTTTCCCATGCTTGGAACACCTTTGATAGTGCATTGCTTAATTCATCAATATGCTCTTTTTTCACACTTCTCATGTAATCATCAGAATACTCTATGATTTCATAGTCCATCCAATCATCAGCAACTTTCCAAATCACTTGTTCGCCGTCTATTTCTGGTACATATTTATAAGGATGTCCAATTTCTACGTAATCATCAAGTACATCTTGTTCTAAATATTCAACATTATTCTTCTCATCCCAACAATAATGACCATAGTAATTTAAAAAGTCATCAATGGCTTCTTCAATGCTTCCTTGTGGATCACCCGCATCACCATCAAAGCACCAGCAATATTGATTTTTATCCTGTTCGAGCATTTTAATAACCTCGTTTCTTCAGATATTGCCATACAGTACTAGTAGATTTATTAACTACTACTGCAATAGCACTTAATTTCAACCCTTGTTGTCTTAATTCAACGGCCTTATCTACCCATTTTTCAGGTACCTTATTGGCCATTCTTAATTTTTGACCACATGATTTACTACAGGTTTTTGTTGTATTACGTAATCTATATTCTGTTTTATATTTCTTTCCACATATTTGACATACCTTTTCCACCATCTGCCCTGTATGTTTATCTACCGCATCATATTTATGTTCTTTTACTCTCTTGTTTTTATCCTGCTTATTATCTTCCAAATTATATTTCCATATAGGTAAGTGTTGTAAAAAATATGGTACGTTGTTCATCGTTTATTTACTTCCTTTATCTGTCACATCTACTAATTGATAATATGCACATCACAGTTACACCTATACAGGTTCCAAAGAAACACCCTAATAAGAATATCCAAATCATGAACAGCTCCTCTTATTCTTCGTAGTCATCTTCTACATCGTCCTTTAAGCTAAAATCAAATTTTGCTTGCGCCCGTTCTCCTCTAATATACCCACGTATCCTTGCCTCTAGTTCCCTCAAGATACCGATGTCTTTCGTATCCATCACATCAAATAAAGTATTAACTCTTATCGCACCTGTTTTAAAACCTATGCCTGCTTCTGGCGCCATTAAAGAACCACAAAATACTAACGACTCTAATTCATCCGTTTCTCTTGCATATCTTAGTTGTATTTTAGAAACATTAAGCATGCATTGTGTATCTAATTGACAGAGCTTTCCAAGATACTCTAATACTCTAACTTCCATTCTTTTCCACGCATCATACAATTCAGGACTTTTCTCATCCTCTGACTTTATACGTAGATCTGCTATAGCACCTGTACTCAAAATATCTTCATATATAATGTCCATCCCTACGCCATATGTTGCAAAACTCTTAATTTTCATTATTTTCCCTCCAATATAGCTATGCTTTCAGCAGTCCAATCATTTATATGTTCATCAGCTTCTTTATAGAAGATGGTATCCGCATCAATTCGTTTGTTTTGACCTTCGATATACACCACTATAATCGGTGTGCCCCATTTACTAGTGGTATACGCCTCTTCATGAATAACTTCACCATGGTCATATATAATACCAGCCGTATTATCCCAATCTTCTTCAATTCCCGCATATACAACACAATTATGGCCTATTTTAACAATGTATCTTGCTACTTTTTCCCAATCCAAATTTCTTGGTTTATTTCCCTCTAAAAATGCTGCAGTACATTGATTAACACATTCGTATCTATCCATGTTGTCTCCTAATCAAATATATTTCCTTTAATTTTTAGTTCTTCTGCTTCATTAACTATAAAGCCTAAATCCCAATAACACTTCTGTTCACTCGTAATGACCGAGACACACCATTTCATATCTTTTTCGTTGTAAAATACCTTGGCTATAAATCGTCTGCCACAATGTGGCATTTTATATTCAATGATGTCGTTTTCATAAATCAAATCATCCGCATCATCTACACCATCTGTAGCCCTACATATCGTATATTCCTTTACACTGATTGGTGTCTCATTTTCCTGATATATTTTACATTTCCCATCGTGTCTAATTGCTACACCATATACCCAATAATTAACCGATTTTGCTTTTACATGTGTAATTCCCATGTTATTATCACCTACCTTGCCCTTATCACCCATAGTTGGGCTAATAGTGTTATGATTTCTTTTTTATGTGGTATATCTTTCGTTTCTAATTCTGTTACTATATCCGCTATATACGCTTTTGGTATTACCGACATATTTGCATACCGCATCATCTTATCTGCTCTTGCTTCCATATCATGCGCTCTCGTACTTATATGTTCCTTTTACAATACGATAAGTTGAACCATATGAAATTTTGTATCTTTTAGCCATCTCCCTAAGTGTATAGTTTCCTGTTTTATAATCTTCACATATCTTATTTCCTATACTTTGACTTAATTTATTGTGTTTTAAGTCTTGCATATCTTCTTGTGATATCGTTTTACAAGAACGTATGCCCATACATTTTAAGGCTCTAGTAATTGTCACATTACCATATACACAAGCCCATAATGCCAACCAATTTAATCTCACACCTGTAGGATCATTCATAGTTATATTTCACCTAACCTTTCTTCTGTCTTTTTCTGTCTTTTTCTGTCTTTCTTCTATCTTCATAGAGTTTACATCCACTGCAATACTTGGCCATAACATAAGGTCTTTTAACTGCAATCCCCATTTTATTGGGACATGGTAGCATAAGCTTATGTTCATTAACGCATGTATTTTTAACAAATAAACCTCCAAATTCAGTTAATTGAATGGCATGTTTACATGTTTTTGCTTTTTTGTATTCATTTCGTCTTGCCACTACCGCATCAACCTTTCTGCTTTTCTCCTCGCATTACATCGTACATTTGTTTTATGTTTTATTTCTTTATCTGGCAGTGTCTCTGCGCTGCCTTTAAAAGGGAATTTGTTCATCATCACCAAATGTTTCAAAATTACTTGGCTCATCATCTTTATTAGATAAACTATCACCAATGAAATCTGCTACTACTTCAGTAACATATCTTTTTTCACCCTCTTTAGTCTCATAGGATCGTGTTTGTAGTCTTCCATTTACAATACATCTATTGCCTTTGATTAGCTTACCTACATTTTCGCCTAACTTCTTCCACGCTACACAATTAACATATGTAGTTTGTTCTTTTACTTCACCTGTACTCTTATCTACATATTCATTACTAGCAGCAATAGTAAATCTTGCTACAAGTGATCCGTTTTTTGTAAAAGTTAACTCTGGGTCACGCACTAAATTTCCCATTAATTGCACATTATTCATAATTTTCTCCTAATCAATCCGTTTATTCCAATATTTTTCACACTCTAAATACTTTGTAGCTTCTTCAAAACATACAATGGCCGAACACTTATCACATACCACCATATGATGCTTTTCTGTAACTTTAATACCTGTTACCACTCTGATTGATTTATTCCCGCAGAATGGACATGGTCTCAGTCGATTTTCTCTTCGCATATATTTCACTCCATTTCGTAAGACGTATTAATCTATATGTTCTGAATGGATATCCATAATTATTGATACCTTCATATACGCTATCTTTATCCAAATAATAGCCTTGTGGAACTTTAATTTCTTTTCTCCACTCCGTAGCTTTAATAGTTTTACGTTCTACCTTTGGTTTATCTAAATTCGTACTAGAAACCCATTTTTTAGATGCATGTGTTGGACTGCCTTGTATATCCATTTTTCGTTCTTTTATAAAATACTTAGCCAATCCAATTGCATCTTCAGCTTCTCCTCGGTACAGCTCTAATTTTGTATATCCATATTCCCATAACTGTTTTAGAATTTTAGTATTTAATCGAATACCTTGATTAAGTAGCATATGAAAGTGTATTTTGCCTTGCCGTTCCATAATATAAATATATTTACAAAGCTCATTTTCTTTCTTAAATCTTGCTCTCAATCTTCTAATAAATTTAGTCATCCTATTTTTTGCTTCAGTTTCATCAGGATCATCTCGAAATGTCAGCGTTAGATAATAATCATCTTCTACAAAATTCATATCGATTAATAATCTTAGTTTCTTTTCAGCGATACGTATGTTATTTTTACGAATCATTTCAGGTGTTACATGTTGTTTTTCACTTCTAGACTTCTTTCCTATTTTCCCTAGATATGAATTACCCGTAATTGAATCTGTAACCTCTCTAATATTCTTCGATTCTATTACTGTTCTCCTACGCATTTATTTACCCCTTATGTCGAGTTGTTAATATATCTATCAAGTCCCACAAATGCAGTTGAAACCGCATTTTT